ACAAAAACATTCCCGAACGCAATCGGCACAATGTGGGTAGAAGAGGAGTCATCGTCATGGATTACGCGCAGCTGGAAAAGCGTCAAGGTCGTTCATGGCTATCGCGTATATATGCGCATCCGGTTATTCAATGTCGATTTAGGCATGAATAATGCGCGCCAAATTACCGGGCTGTTCAATATTCTATCAAACTGCCACGAAAGCGGGATTATGGTATATCCGCGATATAGCAAAGCGACGGGATCAACCGAAGGATATCTTTGCCATTTAAGCGGCAACATTTCTCCGCAGGATATTGCCAATGTTCCGGTCGGGCAATGGATTGATCTCGAATTTAAGAGCATTAATCTGGTGAGCCGCATACCAACCGCAAGCGATTATCCGGACTACTATAACTTGATAACCACCAATGGTGACAACATAACTACAACAAACGGTAACAATATTACAGTGAGGAAACACTAATGTTAGACATAACAATTCAAGATCTTGATCTAATTACATCGCCATCGCTTTTGGCGAATGGTGATATTTTCCACTTTCAAGACTTATCTGACTCTTACACTGATAAGGTAGCAGCTTTATCGGCAATAGCAGAATTTATTTTGCGGCAGAAAAGCATCCCCTCCGTGGGAAGTGAAATTGTGACCGATTCGGCAACACAAACCTTGACAAACAAAAAGCTTACATCGCCTAAGATCAATAGTGACACTACGATCACCGCTAATGGCGCAGACATCAACAAGCTCTCCGGCATGACATCAACCACAGCCGAGCTTAATAAGCTACATGGCGTGATCGCAAGCACGGCAGAAATCAACTACCTATCTGGCGTCACACGCAGCATACAAACGCAAATAAACGAAATCGCAAACCAATCTCAAGGTGTCACAAACAAAATATATTGTTATTCACCCGGAGTTATTTCTGGAGTAATATCGCAAATCATTAACGAAGCAACCTTAAGAGCAGAATACGGAATTGACTCAAGTTATAGGGTTAATCCTGATTCAATAAGTGTAAGCGTGTATAAGCTTGAAAGCGACCGCTGGTATTTGCTCCCGCCAGCATCAGCTACCGAAGGTATTATATTTTTCACCACCACCACAGCAGGACCAGCCAGTCAAACCGTATTAAACAGCATAAACGTAGCGCTCTTAAGCTCAGAGTCTTATCGGATTGTAATTAATTATAAAGTTTTAGCATTAGCAGGAGTATAACATGAAACATTTACAAATCGACCCTAATGGAAATCCTATGCCGGTATTTTTCCCCGGCACAAAAACAGCAAACGCAACAATTAAAGTGGACGGCACCAGTGCAAGCGCCGCAACCACAAACGCAATTCACGCAACCGAAAATACGGTCGTTCGGCTTCTCGCAGATGCTGATTGCCATATCGCCATTGATACGACTCCAACTGCCACGGTGGGCGACATCCCGTTGACCGCAGGATTGCCTGAGTTTTTCGTAATCAGTGCCGGAGCTAAAATCGCGGTTCTTGGCGCAAATCTTTACATTACCGCACATACAGGAGCATAACCATGTTTGACACAATACTTTCCAACATCGACAAAATGCAGGCTATAGTCGTAGCCTTATCTGCGCTTATCGGCGCAATCGTGACATTGGTGATCACGAGCATCCGTGAATACAAGCGCATCAAGAAAGAGATCGCCGCTGAAGAGTTCAAAGAAATCGCAGCACCGTTCAGCAAGATAGCCGAGACCCAGCCGATGAAAGTGCTGGAGACTTTGAATAATCCGCCCGTTGACAAATCGCCAATGATCGCCAATAGCAATGAAGGCAAGGCGTTAATCGTAGGGCAAGCTGCTATCGAGAAGGCGCAGAAAGAGAATCCGCGCTTACTGAAGAAACTCGGCATCAATAGCGCAGCCGATGCCGTTCCTCTGGTATCGAGCTTGTATAAGCTCATCAAGCCACTGGTGAAGAAATGAGCGGTCTCGGATTAGGTCTCGGTCTTGGTCTCGGAGCGCATCGGAAGGGCGGTCTGCTTCCTGAGACGAAGGCGGTAATTGATGCTGCTATGTCCGCAGGTGGTGAAATCCGCTATCAAAATCAACTCAATACGTTTATCGGTGCGCTTAAAGCTGCGTCAATATGGGATAAGTTTGATAGGCTGTATCTCGCTAATTATGAGTCCATCGGTTCTCGTTTGAATCTGATAAATCCCGCTATCTCAGCAATTAATATCAACACGGTATTGTTCACGAATAAGCGTGGCTGGAGCGTGACAGACCCGTATTGCGCTTTAGACTTGAACGTCAACCTAACACCTGGACTATCAAATTCAGCAACCAAATACGTGAACGGTTCAGGCTCACTCATGATATATCTGCTTGACAGCCTTGACATGAATACGAACACCTTTGCGGCAATAATCGGCTCGCATAATGGATTTAACGCACAGCAAAACTATATATACAAATCATCTTCATCTGCCAACGTTATATCATTCGCACAGTATCAGAGCCAAGCCGTACTTGCTGGCAGACCAACGGCAAATATAGAAGCACCCATAAAGGGATTGCTTGCCACATCCAGAAGCACGGATGCTTTACACTATCTCAGAGCCAACAAGACAATCTATGCTGGCAACAACAACAGCTATGCGAATAACCTCTATATTGACGGCAATGTGTATTCACTAAACTTAAACAACAACGGAACGAGTAGCGTATACCCTTTGCTAAATATTGCAACTCCTTTCCACGCAGTGGGCGGGCATATGACAAACGCAGAAATGACTACCCTTGAAACCATTATAGAGAATTACCTGACAAGCATTGGAGTGGTATTATGATAGCGATAAAATTAACGAAAGCGAAAGCTGACAGTGTGCGTGGCAATTATCCGCATAACCATAGGCTTGAACCCATCAAGATAGACAGTTATTACTATCTACCTGCATCTGTGCTTGAGATTACCGCTTATGATGGGACGCTGGACATACTGAACGATTGCCCAATAGTACACATAGAGCCAGAGGTGGAAGATGAAATTAACTAATACTCACAAGCATTTCGTGCTGATGCTTTTGCTGGGCATATATCATACCTCTATTAGCCTATTCATACTCGCATGGGCGTTTGCATTTCTCGGTAAGGCGCAGGGATTGGGATACTTCCCGAATATCGCTGCATTTATGATTACGGTATATGTGGAGTATCGGCAATGGTCACGAAGCGGAAAGCCGTTTATGGTGCTACTAAAACAGCGTGGGCTGGATAGCTTTGTTGATATCTTGGCGAGCAATGCTGGATTCTTTATCGGATACAACGTGCTGTTGAGACTGTTTGCTGGAGGATGGGCAATATAATGGCAAAACTAAGCAAGAACTTTGACAGCTCAGAGTTTGCGTGTAAATGCGGATGCGGATACGACACGCCAAATCCAGAGCTAATCCGAATGCTACAGGTAGCACGTGACCTATACGGCAAGCCAATACGCATCACAAGCGGATGCCGATGCATAAAGCACAATCGCAATGTGGGCGGAGCTTCAAACTCCGCTCATTTATCGGGCAAGGCTGTTGACATCGCCACCCCCACCGGTGAATCTCGCTATCTGATAATCGAGTCACTCATGGCAGCTGGATTCAAGCGCATAGGGATAAACTTCAAACAACGATTCGTTCACGCAGACATAGACGATTCAAAGCCACACCCCACGATCTTTAGCTACTAAAACAGCCATTTATTAAGGAGTTTAACATGATTACCAATCTCAAAAAACACGCCCTCGTAGGCTTTGCCGTCGGGTTTATTTCAGCCATCCTGGTGAATTTCCTTCCCTGGATGGACAAGGTTCCAGGGCGTCCGGCCAACCCGCAGGTAAACAAGACCTGGATTATTGGGACAGTAGCCTGGATTGGCATTATCCTGGCGTGGGAACTGCTGCAGCTCCTAACCAGTAAAAAGAAGAACCAGTACATCAGCAACAAGTGGTTGGACAGCCTGGCTGACATCGTGGTGGGCTGGGTGGCGTTCATGCTTCCCTGGTCAGTATTGGTGTTGGGCAGTTATGGCGGAAACCTCCTGAGACCGTAACAGATGTCAAAATTCACGCAGCGCCAACACAAGGCCCTGGCTGAAATAGCAGCCAGAACAGCGCACCTGCGCCCGTTCGCCGATTGCAGCCCGCAGGTGCGCGCCGAGCGTATTGAGCGCGCTACAGGTGACGGGTGGGGGGCGTTCTCATATTTTTGTGAAACGTATTTCCCACATATATAAGGAAGAAACGATGGACATTAACAGTATCGACACATTGAGGATGGATGGCATAGACTATGCTGTGTCCATAATCGAGCCAAACGAACTTGGGTCCGCTATCGATGGCGAAATAAACTATGGACAGCAAAAGATTATCATAAAAAACATGAAACCGTCTGCGTGGCTGCAAACGATATGGCACGAGATAATCCACCACATCGACACATATCGCCTGCGCAATACGTTATCTGAAAGCGATATTGACACCATAGCTACCTCAATCAATGCGATCCTGCTTGATAACCCCGACCTCACTATGGAAATTTGGCAGGTAGCAACATCAGGCAATTTCACAATAGAGGACGATGCGGATGCAGACGAAACTGATTGAAATTCAGGCAGAAACTGCAACTGTTTATTTTCTTGGCGATATTCATGAAGGTGCCGCCAATCACCAAGCTAAGGCTCTCGCGAAAGCGATTGACATTATCGCCAACGATTCTAATGCATACTGGATTGGCATGGGCGACTATATAGACGCCATCAATCACCATGACCCCCGCTTCAATCCGCTGGAAATCGCACAAGAATACAATATCAAAGACCTTGCCGATTTGCCAAAACGCCAGTGCCAAAAGCTGGCGGATAAACTGAAACCAATAGCTCATCAATGCCTTGGGCTTGTCTCCGGGAATCACGAGGATTCGCTTCGCAGGAATAGCATATTTGATCCGACCGGATATCTTGCTGAGCTGCTAAAAACAGAATCGCTTGGCGGCAAAGGCTGGGTTATTTTGCGGTTTCTGCGAACAAAAAAACACAGCAATGCGGCAGAAACATATCGCATTTGTGTAGCACATGGCACAGGCGGCGGAGGGATGCGGGAAGGATACCCGATTAACAAAGCATACGATGTGTTCCGCTGGGATGTCGCAGATGTTTGCGTGATGGGGCACATCCACAAAATGCAGACAGACAAGGCAGAATTCATGTCATGCGACTACAACACAATCCGCATAAAAAGAGCATGGTATGGCACAAACGGCTGTTTCCTATCAAAATCGGAAATCGGAACTGACGGATACTACGAGCAGAAACCCGGTAAGCCTTCAGATATCGGTATGCTAAAATACACAATCAAAACCAAAATACGAGACAAATCAACCGCTATAACTTCGCTGGAAAAAATATACATCTAAGGACTGACAAATGGGAATCACAATTGGGAACGTAATAACGCTCGGACTCGCAGTGGTTTCATTCATTTTCGGATACGCTACGCTCCATCAGAGAGTGAAGCAACTGGAATCTAAAATCAACGAAATTGACACGTTGCGACAGGACATCCGCAACATTAGCGACACACTACAAAACCTGATGGGGAAATTGGATATTTTCATCAAAATACAATGCGATAAAGAATAATGCCCATCGCCTACTTCCTGATCGCTCTGCAATACGGGCGGTTTCTTTGCGCAATAAAAAAGCCCCAGCGAAATAAACAACCGAGGCTTTGGAGATACCGAACCAGTTTTCATGATCGCATGTTATTTGTCAACTCTTTTGTTTCCCATACGCGCATAATGATTGCGTCATTATATCCGTATCGCTTCCACGCATGGATGGCCACAATTTGGCTGTCATCATTCCAAATCACGCCGTTAAGCGCATCGAATACGCCCTTGCATAGATTATCTATGTCTGGTCGCGATGGTTTGTATACGCTTCTTTCTCGCAGTTCTGCGAGACGCTTCTTTCCCCACGATTTTGGGTGCTTCCAAACGAACTCTACTGACACAAACAGCATCCCTGATTGATTCCGCTGGCTCGGATCTGTTTGCGCCAAAGCCATTGCTGTGATCGCTTTTTGGTAGTCGGTTACGGCTTTGCTCTGGTAGCTGTGCTTACCCATGCGAAAGCTTTGCTTAGCCTTCGGCGTGATGTCGAAATATAGGCTGATCATTTTCCGCTC